ATTCTGCTTGCATTGCGGCTTGTTCCTGCTGCTTTCTCCTTGCTATAACCTCATCTTTATTAGGATCATCAATATATTCTAAAGCGGCTTGAGCATCATAAATCTGAGCGTTTGTGAGCTCTATAGCTGCGCCAAGTTTCGCCATTCTATTAGTAGGCATACTTGAGCCAGCTGTAATTTTAACGTCTATATCCATGATGTTTAGGTCTGTTTCGCCCTGCTCTGGACTTACCACATCAAGCGCCTCAATCCATTTATTCCTGATAACCTGGGCTTTATCTCTTTTAAGCTGCACTGCATCATTGCCGTTCTGCTCTGCCTGTTCAATAAGCTGATCAACTTCCATCTGTTCATCATTAGGTAACCAGGCTTCCCATTCTCTATCTTCAATAAGCCTTTCCCACTGGTCTCGGCTCCAATACTTTAGGGCCTTGGCTATGATAGAGCGTCCTAGCCTAACCATGGCAGATTCTAAGGCTCTCAGGAAGGGTTTAGACATCATAGCTCCGAATTCCTGTAGAGCATAAACTGTCTGCCAAGCGATCCTATTATCTATCTGGCCCCTTAAAACGTCTGAGAGGTCATATTGATCGTCAATGTCCTTATCGTTAAGAGCCTCAAGCTCTGCAAACAGTTGAACATTAGCCGCACCAGATCCAAGCCTATAAGGCTGAAAGGCTGCATTATTATCCACCTCTAATTCGCTTCCTGGGGTCCCTGGGTGGCCTTTCCATTTACAGTTTTTAGGTCTTACAATAGGACTATTTGCAAGCTGTGACACTGCAAAATTAAGCTGGGCACGTCTTTTTATCTTATCTTTGTTGATCTCTACAGCGTAGTTTGTCGGGCTCATTGGATAGGCGTTTCTGGTCCTCTGGTGAGGTAGTGCAGCCCAATCAACAATAGGGTCTCCATCAGCGTCTGTGCCATCAGGGTTAATCTCTGTACTGATAAGCTTTTTCCCTACTACAATGCATTTTTTTCTAACTTCCTTCTTCTTCTTAACTATCTCACCACCTTCAAACTCTGCCTCTTCCATTGAGTCAAAAACTAAAGTTGCGATCTTACCATTTATTGGCTTGACGACTATAAATACATCAACGGTATCCAATAACCAGGCTTCAATCTCCCATACTTTAGGCCTTGCGCTGTCCTCTGTATCATCGGGATCTTTTTTACCTTCTGCGTAATTATCGCCAGTGGTTAACCCTGTTGAGAGGGTAGGGTCATCAGGCCCAGCCTTAAAAGTCAGGTCTTCCTCTTTCAATCCTGGGTAGTGGTTCTCTATATATTGCCTAGTCCTTCGTATAGCCTTAATCAAATGTGAGTCGCTAAAGTCTCTTTTCCTGCTCTCAGCATCCCAATAATAGTTGGTAGGGTCATCTTCCTCAAACATAATACGACCGAATGGACCTTTTGCCTGGTCATACCAGCAATTTATAAACCCTATCCCGCCTATCTTTGATTCCTCTGTAAGCCTGTAGATTTCGTCTTCACCTTCAGACTTTGCCCAAACTACATCATTCGCACGTTTAAGGAGCTCTGCAACGTACAAATCACCCTTTCCAATAGGGTTAAACTTAAGCTCTGGTTTCTGATCTGTAACTATTGCCGCAGACCCTTGAACGCCTTTATTGCATTTGTTAATGGTAGGCTGTACCTGTTTCATGTCAGCCATATCGGAAATATCCTTATCATCAAGGATCTTGTTCTCTATGGCATCCCAAGCAACATCCCTTCTTTGCTTCCACTCTTCACGCTTGGAATTCTTATCAAACCTTCTCAGGGTGGAATAGACCTTTTTAACTTGCTCATCAAGGCCCCCACACTGACATATATAGTCAAGATCTGATGTTACATATCCATTGTCTGCCATTAACTAGGGCCTCCAGGTACTATCAAATTCGGGTTCTTTTCAACCCAGTACGATGGTAAGAATGTCTGCGATATTTTAAGGCTGTTTGGACCAAGTGGTTCAATTCCAACATCTCCGACAGCTCTGTCAATAAATACATCCAGCACGCCTTTAATAATCGGATCACGTTCTTCCTTTGTCAATTCTTCAAGAGGTTGTTCCGACTTGATATAAATGTTCCTGAGCATATGAATACCCAGATCTTTAAGCTGATATCCGAACTCCCAACCATCAACATTAGTAGTAAATATCTGTTTTATGTTCAAGTCCTTGAATGTCCCGTTCCTCAAAGATATATCAGCTATTTTATTGATATTCTCAACAGTGTATCTTAGGTCATCAAGAGCAGTCTTAAACCTTAGTCTGGTTCTGGCCTGAACCCTGCGCTCCTCTAACTGTCTTTTTTTCTCCCGTCTTTCAAAAGACATAAACCCTCCTAGTTATTAACATAAAAAACTACAAGTTCAGCTGCTCCGCTTGTGGTAAACTCTGCATAAATACCATTAGGGCAGTCTATTTCAAGCCCTGTTGCACCGTTCATGCCCTTGTTCGCTGCTGTTATACCATGAGTCGGAACAATCTCAACGCCTGTATTATCAGTTCCATCATAGATAGCAAAAGCAGACACATCATTGGTTGAGTCGGTCCCCATTAGATACCCATACATAATTGCTGAACCTGTGGTAATGGTCCCTGATGATGTTATCTTCTTATGCCTCATAGCTCCCTGGGCGTGTCCCATACTTACAAGTGCGCTCATAAGAGCCAACCCGACTAAAAACCTCTTTGCATATTTGACCATATCTAACCCCTTAGTAAACGTGTAAAAGAAGACCATTAATATCATTTGCGACACCCTCTGGTGTTATTGATACACTATCCAACACAAAGCTTGAAGTTACGCCTGATGTAGTAGAAAAATGTATTTCACTGGTTGCTATTGTTAGCGGTCTTGACTGGATCCCCGCACTATTCAATACAAAAGAGTTTGCCCCACCATCTGAAACTGTAAGACTTCCAATATCAAGACTTTCTATATCTACAGATACAATATAGTCTCCGTTAGTTGCCGCCTGTTTAATTGCAAAAGGTGTCACACTACTGTCAAGCTCTATAAACCCAAGTGCAGGGTTAAAACATGCATGTGCAAGGGCTGTCCTTGTCCCCACCTCTGCCCATGAATCTAGTGTGACCTGCTTAACAGATACGCTGTCTAGCACCCTTGAAACACCACCTGAGTCATCATTAGACCGAATAGAAAATACTGTTGGTGCTGTACCTGTATTACAGTCATAAAAAATATCTGTTACTGGAGCCACAAAGCTAAAATTGTTGTTTTCTTCGTAAAATGTCTGTCTAATGAATGAATTCAATGTCTGAGTGTTGGTTAAAGTCACTACTTCAGATCTAAGCGACAAATAGGCGGTAAATCCTGAATGGGTCATATTGCTTTTCACTGATCCATCATGTGTTGCTGTACCTGCTCCTGTGTCTATTGTCCATCCAGCTTGTGGACTCCAACCTGTAGCGGCATCAAAATTAGGAGAGGCAATCAGCTCTGAACCAATGGTCATTGAAGAAAAATCGCCATTAGTTAAAGAAGTCTGCCCATATACGTTCCACGTGAAACACAAAACACATATTATGGATAATAGAAACTTATTCATAATTCCTCTATTTAGGCTCATAATAAACCACTAATTCAGCAGTTCCTGATGTTGTGTACTCTGCGTATATCCCGTCAGGACAGTCCGCGTGTATATCCATAGCACCGTTAAGACCCAAAGCATCTGCGTTTATGCCGTGGGTGGGGATAACCTCATTACCTGTATTGTCAGTACCGTTATATATAGAGAGCAAGGTCACATCGTTAACCCCATCAGTACCAATAAGGAAACCCCTTAATACAGCAGGTCCGTTGTAAACAATTCCTGATGATGATATCTTTTTCGGTGTCCATGATCCGTTTGATTCGCCCATAGTGTAACCCCTTAATATACTTTCAATAATAACCCAAGTTGTGCCGATGTGTCAATATCTACGGCACCAACATCTGCTGTTTCTATTAATCCACGGCTTGCATGTAATTTGGCTATGTTCCCATCATCTGAATCTCCATAGGTTTCAGAGTAAACTCCAAAGGTTGCGACCGCGACCGTATCTATTCCATTGTGTAAGCTCATATAAACAAATACCCCAGGTAAAAGGCTCCATATACTGAACCAGCACCAAGAAGACCCCCATATACTGACATTGCCCAGGGCTTGGTAATATTGAATAATATCCGCTTGAATTTGGTATTAATAGCCATCTCATGAGACCTACAAGAGCACCCGAACCTTGCACAATGGAATTCCTGTGCAAGTTCCAATTCAACCTCTTTCATGACCTCATCTTGTTTCATGGCTGTTGCCTGGGCTCTAATGCAGGAGAAGAGCTCCCTCCCTTCACTGCCATAAGTACCGTCACCTTTAAACTCAAGTCCATTGTCAGCCATCTCATGGAAGACTTTCAACATAGCGGCTCCAGCCTCATGAGGTGTAAATTTATACCTACTAATTAAAGCTCCTGTGATAGTCTCCAGAGTTCGCCTGGTAGGGTTCTGTTCCGTCCCTCCTGCCCTGTACGGCCTCAGTAATGTATTGAAATTGTATTTTATACCCATGATGCCTCTGTTCTTAAGGTTGTAGTGTCATCATCTGTGATTGACCAAGAGGCAAGGTTGGCAGAGTCCCCAACATTTCTAAGGACTGCTGCACCCGTTGCATCTGTTATACTGAGCTTATTCTGTATGAGCTGGTATATCCTTTCAAGTAATAGCTCATAAGTTTCGCCAAGGCTGCTGGTATTCTGCCAAATAGCATCATTCGCCGCTCCTGTTAAAGCATACCCTGTTTTATCTGCAACCTGTACACCGTCGGTTCCTGTATCAAGTAATATTGCGTTAGTATCTGAGAGGATAGCGTTAACATCAGCTCCATTATCATTAGCTGTCTGAGATGTTCCGTTAACCTCAAGGACGTTGACGTGAAAACCAGTAGGATCAGCTTGACTCTGTGTTTCCCATTCGTCAACTATTTCTGACGGCTCATGTATGTGATTAGGTAAAATCACATAGCCTGTGGTTGAATCTGGATTAACAGCCCAATTTTCCGAAAGAGTAGCCACTTTGGTTGTACCGTTATAATCTATTATAGATCTAACTTGATCCTCTCCAGTGCCAGACCTAAGAAAAACAATTTGATGATTGTATGCATCATTAGAAGAACTGGCTAACGCATTAAGAGTTATGGTTCCTGCTGCACCAGCCTGTGCAAGGCCCTCATTAACATGTTCTCTTCCAGGGTGTGCCATGACCCTATATTCTGTTGTTGCATCAGGAGTAACTTTCCAGTCCCTATCGACTGTCGCAATCCTGGTTGTACCATCGTATTGATAACATAATCTTGACTGTCCTGCCCCTGTGCCAGACTCCAGGAAAATTAGAGACGGATCGTATGCGCCATCAGAAGAACTGGCAGTTGTTGCCATTTGGATCTGATTTCCACCTGGTGAGCCTGCTGTCCTTGCTATACCGTAATGTATGATTGAACTCTTAAAATTTGCATTATCATCTATTGTCACGGCAAGGCTGTTGTCAGTCTTCTTGAATAAACCTCTGACCGTCAGTGTGCCACCTACACAATTGGCATTTAAAACATATTGCCCGTGCCCCTCCAGGCTCATAGAGTCGGTTCCAGTTGCCCCCATGTTCTTTATTTCAATACCGCCAGAATAATGCCTAAAATTGACGTTTGTATTTGCAACCGCTGCCCCAAAATCTATAGAAGGTGTCCCTGTTCCGGCTATGCCTGAATAACACTGGTCAAAATAATATGTACCCGCTGCGGTAAAAGTAATATCCCCAGATATACCACATCTAAAAGCAAAGCAATCAGCTATGGTCAAACCGATCCCGTTGGCAAGCTTACAGTCTGAAAATATTACTCCTGATCCTGTTCCGGTACCGGACACGGTCGATGCGCCCTGGATGTATGTTCCTGCGACTGACTGCCCACCAATAGCTAAGGTCCAGTTATTGCCTATCAGAGTGTAGTTATCACTGTTACCTGTAAGGGTAATAGCTGAACCATTTATGATATGAAACCGGATTATACCTAAAGAAGAGGACAGAGTTAATGCCGCTGCCCATGTCGATACTGGATTATCGGCTGTTCCATCAACGTATATTTCTGTATTAGTGTTTGATGCGTTTGTATCGACCCATATCGCTCCGTCTGAATAACCTACTGTTTGAGACACCACGGAGTAAGACACAAAAATCTGATCCACGTATAAGGTCGCAGTAGTTAATCCGCTTGCAGCATACAGTCTAATTCTAACCTTACCGGCATTCGCCCCTGTCCCTGTGTGTCTGGTGAGTAGGGAAACAGGGTATGTATTGACTGTGCTTCCGTTTTGCCCTGCTATGGTGCCTACCTGATCCCACGCCGTCCCGCCCCAATCATACGCATATATATCTACGGTATCGTTCGCGCTATTAATGTAACCATGTATAGCAGCATTGACCGCCACACCTGCACCTGTCACGTCGTGCTGATAATATAGTTCCATGACCCCTGCGGTATCAGTATGCTGATGGAATACCCCGTTTAGGGTCTCCGTGTCTGATACTGTCCCGCTTGACTGTGTTCCTGTGGTCAAAGTATAACTCTCAGCCTGTACAGATATGGCCGCTGATCCTACAGACAAAGACCCCACACTTTCTGATATGGCCTGAAGAGAGGCAACTAAATTGTCAAAGTCATCCCAATCAGCGGTAGCAGATGCACTCACCAGCCTGGCGATTATAGAATCGTCTGTAACGTCTGTACCGGTCACTGATGCAGCCAAGAGGTGATCCAGTCCGTATGTGACCATGGAATTGTCAACCTCTGTATTAACAGAAGCCTTCATAGTAGCTGTCAAGTCTCCATTAGTTGGTGCATTAGTCAGGTTTGTAGCTGTTGTAACTGTACTTACAGCACCACCGGATGTCGTTATTGCTCCACCAGACACAATGTCAGTAGCTGCGACATCATTCAATGCAGATATTTCAGAGCTCAAAGAATGAGCCTGTACCTCTTCACCAAAAGACCCTGCACCTACATGACCAGATTTAGCCTCATCCCATACAGCATCTGCATTTGCTGCGGCCGTTGGTGGTTCTGATACCATATCCGTGTTTGTGGTGACTGTATCGCATAGATTTATTGCAGTAGCAGACAGATCAACACTTGTCCCCTGCCCTTCCACATTTGCCCAGTCAATACCAGCTGTACCCGTTGCTGTCACATCTAGGGTCCTACTTGCCACTGTAGGAGCCAGCCTGGTACTCACAGCAACATCAAGTATGGTATCAAGGGCAAGCCCTCCAGCGTCTGAGATAGGCAAACCTCCTGCTCCATCTGCTGCCACCGCTGGTAATGCTGTACCTGATAGACCCCTGGTAGCTGAATAATTATCACAAGCACTTTCAAGGTTGTCAGCTGCTGTGGTGTCTTCGCTTACTGCCTTGACATTTACATCCATGTAACCTGTATCTTTAGCACCATACAAGCTATCCCATGCAGCTTCTGATAAAATATTAAATTCATGTCGTACAGTAAGAGCGCCTGACTCATGCACAACCAGAACCAGGCTTCCCTCTGTATTAGTGTCTGTGGCATCTAATTCGCAATTGTAATATCCAAGCTCATCATGTACACAAGATGTTACATCACTCTTTTGAGCCATGTTTTGACCGTTTTTAGACAATCTTACATCAGCTTGAGCAATAGTTAACCCAGTTTCAGTTGTATCACCGTCTGTACTGTCTACAAAGGGGCCTATTAAAACATCAACAGCCGTATTAGCTTTAAGGTCCATCTTAACACCTCATTCCTATATTTTTTGTATAATGGTGCATAGCAACCGGAATAGATAACCCGCCCGCAGCCACTTGAAAATTAGCACATGCGTACATCTGTGTAAGCCTTACAGACTCACCAACGCCAGTCAATGCTCTGACCCCTGTCTTTGAGTCATATGGATTTGTCGCATCTGATCCGTCCGCTTCTGCTATAGTCCAAGCACTGCCCGTGGCAGGGTTTGTTGTCCATATATTTGTATATGTTGTATAGCTTGTTCCAGGGTTCTGGATAGTCCCATTGTATCTTGATCCGTTGACATATATAAGATGCCTTGCCTGCCCAGAACTTGCAGATGTTTCTTTACATCTCATCACCTGGCAAACATCATCTACAGAAGTTGCGCCAGACAGCACAAAATCAGTGTGCGTGCAATCTATATTCGCATTGGTTGCATCCGTATTTTCTATATATGTGCTATCATCATCAGGAGAACCAACAGGATCATCAAGAACCAAATGAGCAGACGCACCGCCAAAAATAACGTCCCATTGGTTTGATGTGGTTGCTGTTACTAGTTGATTCTCAAGAGCCATTTATTTACTAAACTCCGTCTGCAAAAGAGTGTCGTATTTTGCAATAATATCCACAGGCAACGCCATTGCAGACATAACGCAATTAGAATGCCTCTCCATCTTCTGAGATATCTCACTGATAGCATTATACGGTTCTAAGTCTTTTAATTCCGAAACGGCCTTACCATTGATGACCGTACCCTTCAAACATCCATTAATTATCACACTTTCAATATCTGATAAATCATCCGTCTGTATCTTTATCTCTTCAGTATCGTCAAACTCTCCAACCATCAAATACAAATTTGTACGCCTCTCCGCCTGGGTCCCTTGTATATCCTTGTATATCCTGATGATCATGTGCATATCACAGCCCATATCAGGGAAATGAGTTTCAACCACATTAACATCATCATCATTATCATAATACTCTTCAGATGGCACACTACGCAAAACAGCATTAAGGACTGAACCCTCCTCAATGCTCATAACACCATTATTTGATGTATCAATAGTCATCTAGCTCTCCCTTTTCCCATCTCCTGAGCCATCCTGTGGATGGTTCCGGTATTTGTTCCGGCGGACCCTCAAGGAATATATCGGCCTCAATCGCACATCCCGCAGCGATAACGCAGTCATCATGCTTTCCGTCCTCATGTTCAAGCCTGCCATTATCATGTTTGATGAAAGTGCTGGCCTCATCGAGCAAGATAGGACAATACACCAACCCCTCTGTTTGTCCGAACCAGTGTTTAAGATCTCCTGCAAGTTCGTGTTTGCTTTGATGTGTGGTATTCCATCCATATTTTTTAGTTAATCCACTCCCTAAAGTATCAGGTGTAACACTAATATACTGATTTGCTTGAAGTTCTGCAAGCCTTTTTATGGTCGTCTGCCCTGCTCCTGTCCTCTCTGCACATATAAGGGCGTTCTCATAATACAGAGCAAGGTGGAATAACATATCCCCCCAGGTGTGAGCGTCTACCCTGTTCGACCGAATACGAGCCACGAATTCATGTAGGAGTCTATCATATACATAACCCACTGACCAATCCTGACCTAGGCCCTCGGAAATGTCCGATCCAAGACAGTATCGCTTAGCCCATCTCCTCTTATCCCAGCTATCAACCAGCCAATAAGGGAACCGCCATACCTCTATAATACCTCTCTGGTCCTCATCAAACTCATATTCATCAAACTTGCCTAACTCCACCCGACCCTTTACACCGTCCATGGTATGGGTGTGCCTCTTCAATGTAGTGGTGAAATATGACCCGCCTGTTGTGCTGACCGCCTCTTGTTCTGTCTCTGGGTATTGTTCGCTGAACTCCTCTTCATCCATGCCGCCCATGATCTGAATATCTTTAAAGTCTTTGGGCCTGCCTGGTCTATCCCACCATGGCATAAATACACGCTGAAAGTCATTAAGACCTTTCATGCTGTTTACATATATCTCACGAGTCCACGACCAACCAGGAGCATTTTTGATGGAATTAGAGATAACTATTATACGACCGTCAGCAGCATCAACCCCAGGTTTAGAGGCCGAATATATAGCTTTTATGTGAGGATTCCAGCATGACTCATCTAGGATAATCAGGTCCGGTGTCTTAGACTGTGCGCCAGCTTCAGTAGTAGCAAGGCTTTTAATGGTAGAATCACCGCCTTTATGGGCAATTACTATCTGCTCGGTGTTCTGTTTGATGACTTTAGGGGATAACCAATCGGGGAGGCGGGACATAATAAATACACATCTATCAACAAACTCGACTGCCCAGTCACCCTTTGCACTCATCACGATTACAAGCTTCATTTCGTGAGTCATGCAGAACCACACGGTATATGCAGCACATATCCAGGTCATACCCAGCTGTCTTGCCTTGAGCATGATTAGACGCTTAGAGGTGAAGATCAGAGGCACTACACGCAACTGAGCAGGCCAGAGCTTAAACAACATAGCCCCGCCCTCCTCCTTGGCCTCTATAAAACAAAAAGTCTGCAAGAAATAGATAAAACTCTCAAGGGTAGGCTTAAATATCTTACGCTTTGCCTTTTCCCTTAAGAGCGTTAAAAGTTTTATCTTATCTTTCCGCCTAATCGCCACTAATCCACCAAGGACTTGATTTCTGCGTCTAGTTCTGCCTCTGTCATGTCAATCTCTTCGTCTTCTCTCTTCAGATCCATGTTGTAGGCCCTGCGCTCTGCCTCTATACGCTTGTTTCTTGCATCGGTTAACCTGCTGATAGTTATAGCCATATCTTTGATGTTTAGCTCCCTATCTTCTGGAGCATCAAGGTTGTCAGCTTTTATTCTCTCAATCAGGCTTTTTTCTAAGTCCCTTAAATCAGTGAGGTCTTTTCTATGGGTCAATGCGACATTGAATATCTCGTTTGCAGCCTCTTCAATGACATTCTCTAAATCTTTTTCGTCATATATATTTGCTGTAGCAACCTTACCTCTGGCCCTGGCTGCAACCTGTTTGGACAAATCCCTTACCCAGTTTTCAGACTTAGCCCTTCGCCTTATGGTGGTATCGGCTATCCCGTGTTCCTTTGCTATCTGCCTGATAGATAATACATTGGCTCTATACTGGTTCTCTATCTTTTCCCAATCGTGTTGTCTGCGCTTTGCCATGATATCTCCTTATACAAATATATTATAATAATGTCGCATTATTGGCAAGTGCGAACATTGTGCAACGTGGTGCAAACACTAGTTTTTATATGCTATTGATTTTATTGCTGATATTTTGAGTCGCAGTGCGACATAAAGAGTAGGCCCCTACACAATTAAGTATAGGGGCCGGGGAAAGGAGGAGGCAACAAAAGTGGAGTACCTTACTTATACGCCTCTGGTTGTTTAGTGTCAAGCCCATATACAGTTATCTCTAGTTCTATAACCCTTTCCTGGTATTCATCCATAACAGCCTTGTTTGATTCTATTACCTTGATTAGATCCTGTTGCCTTATCTTTGTCTGTTTATAGTCATGAGCCATTACAAGAAAGCCTGATAATAATATTAATACGCAATAAAAGCTAAACTGTTTCATGATCCTTCCCCCTTACCCCTGATATGTATATGTCTCTTTCTTCCCACGCCTCCTCTGTGGTTTGTATTACCTCATCAATGGGGTCCTCTGGTCTCTCCTCTTGCACTGAGTGAACCTTCCCTTTTTCATATATTGCCATCATAGCTTTATCCTCTTCATCTGCCATGTCAAAAATAACTTTCCTAGCCCATCCGTTTTCATATGGTATGTGGTTCATTTTAAAAAATCCTCCTGCCTACGCCTAATATTTGCTACAGCTTCACTTTGTCTTTCCACCGCCTCTTTGCATTCTTCCTTTCTGGTTTGATCTCTCTGGTCTTTCCTGCCTAGATAATAGGATAATATTACACATATGCTAAGTATATATTCCATCTTACAACCCCTTTTCATTCAAAAATTCGGTTAATAATTTGATTGTGTCGATACTGGGTTCAAAATATGCACACTCAGGAATATCAAGCCCCTTAAGCACGATAAATTCTACGATATTGCACTTTATAATCTTGATAGGATTTAGCCCATGCTTAATCCAAAAGGTTTTTGGCTCTGCGTGAACTCCCGGTATGTGCAGCCGTGGTGCAAGTGAAATACAATGGGAATCAGGAGCCTTTATTGAGGTACCTCCCATACCTAAATTTTCGTGATGATGTGTACTAGGCTCTCCACTTACCTCACACGGCTTGGAGTCTATAAAATCAAGATAATCTTGGCTTCTCCAGTATATGGGCTTTTTTAGCATCATTTCACTTACCTAATGGAGCTTGACATCTTAACATTGCACTCATAGCACTGGACCTCAATTCCTTTTTAATCCCCTGCATAGGCCTACCGCATTTACATGGTCGCTTAGGATTAGATTCATGATTTGATAGTAACTCTTGCCCCATAAATACACAGCCTTGATTCTCCAACAATACCTGTAAATTATCTTTTTGATCAGGTGCTAAGACATTGGATATTTCTGGTTGTTTCTGCATCTCATGTATAGCAGCTCTCTCCTTTCTCATGGCCTCATTATCTACCCCAACCTTGACTGCATCCGCTACCTGTTCAGTTAGTTCGTGTAAAATCCTTTGTATATCCATCCATGCTTTTTCTGGTATCTGTATATTCCGTTCCATTATTTTTCCTCCACTGTTATAGGGTATAAGGCCTCTACCATGCTTTTTTTATTCTTATACACATCTGTTTTATACCCCTTAACATCTATAACATGCACTGTGCCATCAGTATGGAATTCAAGGAAGTCTATCACCATTTTGACACCTCCTGGTAAATGGATTGGGGTCTGTCTAAAAAAAAATAAAACCTCTCCTGCTGCAACCCTTAACTTTAGATCATCATAATACGCTGCTTCCTTCTTTGAGTCAAAGCGGATCCCGTCTCTAACGGTTGGTATTGCGCGGTATTTATGTTTAATCCTTCTCATTTGATCCTCCATGGGTGGCCTCAAATATTGGCTTAAACATAGTGCAGACAAAATGCCCCTGGTCGTTCTCGTGGGCTTTAAATTTATGGTAAGACTGTTGCGGTCCGCTTGGTGTAGCCTTTACCCTGAAACACATTGAAGCTAGGTGGCAGTTTATATTAGTGCACATTGTGAAGTCCGGCATTTTATCCCCCCATTTTATATTATCGTGTCCATCCCTGTAATTGTCATTAGCTACTCCTAGAGCGTTGCCTTTCATGATTCTCTCCTTTCCACCACCTTAAAAAGCTTTCTTAATTTTTTAGCCCTAATCTTGGATAGCTCTATCTCTGATTTTCTCCATCGCTTCTCCACTACCTTAAAGAATGCTAAGATATGCCACAACGTTACCTGTACTTTTAATTTGAATTCTCCTTTCATGATTCCTCCCCGAATAGGTTATATTGGTTTCTCTTATTCTTCTTGATGTCCTCTTTGAGCATATCATTCCTGATAGATTTCTCTTTTTTTAGGATATCCTCTCTGACTAACCAATTATCCTGGTCTATAAAATACATAATACCATGGATTCTTATACCCCCGTGATACTTAGCAATACTAAGCTGTGAGTTTTGCCAGTGTTCAGGGGGGATTCTTTCTATTTTGTCAGTTTGGATCACTCCTCCCTTTCCTGGGCTGCTTTAAGGTCTTCCTCAAAGTCTTCCATGTCACACCAATAACCATCCACGCCTATGTAATCTTTAGTCTTTGGCATTCTCTTCAGCACATCCACAACTGTCTCAGGCTCTGGGGTGGGTGGGTCTATGATGAGTCTTAGGCCCTTGTATTTATCAACCTCATACCCTTGATGTTTTACTATTCCAATATATGACAAATAGTTGTCTCCTATATTAGGAATGTCATACCTAAGCCTGTTAGGGTCAATTGATTCAATCCAACTTAAACATTCACATTTATTAGTTTTTGTATTAAATCCGTGTAATTCCAAATAATCAATATACTCTGGAACATCCCCAAACCAGATCACCGCAACCCTTTTTGTTTTGGGCTCCTCTTTCTCCTTGTAGGGGATGCATGTGACTTTCATCCTAGCAAGTTCGCATGTCCCTTCATCATAGCAACATGCACCGCCAGATCTATGGTGCTTCACTTTATGCACACATGGTTCATCACACTCATCTGCATGGTCACATATATATAATTCTTCCTGTTCTTTCTCCATTATCCCTCTCTCCTTGTCTTGAATTGTTAACCTTCTTGACTTTGTACCTAAATTATCTTTTATCGCAGCCTTGGCCCTGTTTTGCTAATCTCAGGCGAATTTAGTGCATTATTTACACCCCAGGTCTAGATAAAATCCTGTTCGGGTCTCCATGGCCTCAATTCGTTTCTTGCATGTCTCTATTTTCTGCCTTGATTTTTTTATCTCACAATACTCTGTGTTTTTATTTAACCATTTTTGGATCTGTTCTTCTTCCATCCCATCCCTCCTT